AAAGTATTAAACACACATGAAAAAGAATTGGCTGACATAATCAAAAATCGTGAGGTCAGAGATATTATGACCGCAATAGGAGCTGGAGTTGCTGACCAGTTCAATATAAACAACATGCGGTATGGCAAGATAATCATCTTAGCCGATGCCGATAGCGATGGTAAATGTGTTTGCCATTAAATAATTTTTCCAGTAATCACTGGGGTCGTTGACTTTAATTGAAACAATTGCCGCGAAATCGAATGATTTTGCCGCACACTCAATTAACATCAACGGCTAACGAGGAAACCTAAGTCAGAAAAGATATGGCAATCTCGTGGGAAGTCACTTATATGAGTGAAACCTGTATCGACTATCTCCGAGGCGTAGTTGCGGGAGAGTAGGGACACTATTGATAAGTGTTGGAATAACGAGAAATTATATTCCTGAGAACCGAAACAGTTATTGCTGAAGTCAAAATAGATACTCTAATAGAGTATCTCCGGCCGCTTCAGTTAAGAAATAGTCAGTGCCTATAGAAATATAGGATTGCATGGCACACATCAACATACTAATTTTAACTCTTTTTATAAAGCATCTACCTGAATTGATAAAAAAAGGTAAGGTATATATGGCGCTACCACCACTATACAGAGTATCGAGATTAGGACAAAATAGATTTTTCTATTCTGATGAGGAGCTGACCAAAGCGAAAGCGCCTGGTGAAATAACTCGATTCAAAGGTATTGGTGAAATGGACGCAGAAGAGCTATGGACGACTACAATGAATCCAGAGACTCGTAAAATAGTACAATTAACAACAAGTGATTTTGAAGCAACCCTATTACTATTTGAAAAACTAATGGGTAAATCATCTGCAGCAAGAAGAGAATTTATCGAAGAACATAACTTAGCTGATACAGCTGACGACTTCTTCGGAGAGGAGATAGAATAATGGAAACACTAATAATGGACAGCTTCTCAATTAGAGCTTATCAAGGAGAAGAGTTTAAAGAAAATACTTACTTTTACTATAAAGGTGAAAAATATAAAGTCTTTGAGTCACAACAAAAATATGGAAGTGTCTTAAATCCAACTTTTGATGTAATCGCAAAACATAAACCACAACTAACAAAATTTAACTACGACGATACAAATTTCTTTTTTGAAGTAACAGGTATAGAAAGAATAACTCAACTTGAAATCGTAATTCACAAACAAAACTCAACTAGCACTATCACATTAGAGACTCCTGCCGAGTGCTTGAATGAATTTCTAATGTTAAAACAACTACAAAAAGAGGCGAATGGAAATGAAGAATTCTACAAACTTAGATACCAAGGTTAGTAAAGATTTTATAACTTATGCAAATGCGGTTATAAAATCACGAGCAATTTCAGATGTGAAAGATAATTTGAAACCAGTGCATAGACGAATATTATACACAATGTTTGAAAACAAACTGCTTCACAATAAGAAAACTGTTAAGAGTAGTAATATTGTAGGTAAGGTAATGATACGACATCCTCATGCAGATGCATCAATCTACAACGCAATGGTAAGATTAGCGCAACCGTGGAAAATGAGATATCCATTAGTGAGTGTTCAAGGAAATAGCGGGAACATATCCGGCGACGGACCTGCCGCTATGAGATACACTGAAGCTAGACTTAGTAAGCTTGGTGAAATGATGATGACAGATATTCATAAAAAATCTGTTGATTTTAAGGAAAGTTATGATGGTTCTACTACTGAACCGATTGTTCTTCCTTCGGGATTCCCTAACATTCTGTGTAATGGTAATGTAGGTATCGCTGTTGGGACGAGCACAAGTGTCGTTCCTCATAATCTAACTGAGGTATGTGAAGGTATTTTAGCTTACTTAAAATCACCATCAATCACAACAGAACAACTAATGAAATATATTCCAGCTCCAGATTTTCCAACGGGCGGGACAATAACTAACGCAGACGTAATAAAAGAGATTTACGAAACAGGTCGTGGAACTGTGACTCTGAGAAGTAAATATCGTATCGAGAATGTTGGTGTCAAACAACATATTGTAATTGAAGAAGTACCATATCTTATTACACTTGAAGACGGATTCATTAAACCATTGAAGAAGTTAGTATTAGAAGATGGGTTTGATTTAATCGACGACTTTAAAAATAATACTGGTAAGGGTGGTATTGAATTGCGTATAATCCTTAAGAAAGGTGCTAATGTTTATAAAGTGCTTGAAGCTATTTGGAAGAAAACGAGACTTGAGATTACTCAACGTATCGCTAACACTGTGATAGTCGATGGTAACCCGCAAACGTTAGGACTTAAGGCTATGATTAAATATTATATAGAACATAGAAATGAAATTTTTATTAAAATAGCACATTACGATTTAGCTAAAACGCTGCGTAGAGAGCAAGTTATTAATGCTTTAATTAAAGCACTTGCAAAAATAGATGAAGTCATAGCGTTGATTAAAAAATCTGCAAATACTGCAGAAGCTAATCTAAAAATTATGCAATTATTGCAGATAACTGCATCTCAAGCAAGTTCAATTCTGGACATGAAGTTAAGTAGATTAAGCAAATTAGACTCAATGGAATTAACTAACGAACTTGAAGAGCTACAGAAGAAAATAATAGAACTAACTGATATAGTATCAAACGAGGCGACTCGTACTGCTATGATTAAAAAAGAAATTGGTTCTTTAAAAAGGTTATATGGCGATGCAAGACGAACTACATTAATATATGGTAGTGGAAATGAAGCGGAAGGATATCCTGTTGAGACAGTTAAGATGATGATGTTCGCTAACGGTAATACATTCGTAACACAAAAGAAATTAGCTGACCTTGATATCGGGCGTAAGGCCGCAGAACTTAATCAATCGCCAGTGGTTCTAATGACTAACACACAAACGGACAAGACACTTAATATATTTACTCAAGAAGGAACTATGCAACAAATTAAAATGCTTACAATGGCAACTGAGAAAATTGAAACAAATACATTCAATACGCTACCTCTTGCCGCATATGACTTCGAAGATGCTGACAACTTAAAAGAATATATTGTTTTTGTTACTTCTGGTGGAATGGTTAAGAAGACAGCTACTACAGAATATATTAAAGCTAAAAATAATGCGCGAACAATTAAAGTTAAAGGTGACCAAGAATTAATATTCGTAGGTATGGCAAACAATGAAGACAATGTCGCAGTATTAGATACGAAGCTATCATTCTTCAAAGTTAAAAGTATCACAGCAACAAGTAAATTAACTATTGGTTCTAAAGCTAACAATAGTAAGAGTGCTGTAAGCGCGGCAATAATTTCGGATAACGAAAGTTTATTAATGTTAAGCGCAGATGGTAAAGGTAAACTTACAAAGGCTTCTGAACTTAGCTTAACAGCTAAGGGTGGTAATGGTCAAGTTGTTGCAAAAGATACAGTGTTAGTTTGTAGAGCTTCAAAAGAATATATAATAAATGATGGAAGTAAGAACATCGTAATCAACAAAACTATATCAACAAAAGGTAAAACTGCTATTGGTTCGAAAATCATTACAGGCAAACCAGTTTCTGTAATAGGCTAATCAAATAGCCTGGCAGAAACATGTGCTAAGATTTGATTTTTTACCCAACCTATTATATAATAAAGGTATAAATAAGTAAAAACCTTAAATAAAAATGTGAAAAAATAAGAGGTTTCGAGCCCAAGAGCCTCTTTTATTCTTCGCAATTTTGAAAATAAGAATACACGGAGGAGAAAGAATGACAACTAAGAAAATTAAAAAACCTAGTGAGAAAGCACTTATTGCATTAGAATTTTTACAGAGTCAGGAAGAATACTTAACAGGAGACATTATTGCAGATGCGATAGGAGTTAACCGAGTAGCAATACATGGTGTATTACAATCGTTAGTTCAAAGACTGTTAGTTAAAAAAGGAGATAAAGTAAAAGTAATGACTATTAACAATAAAGGCTTAAAACAGGAAAAAGAATATGTTACTTATTTTGTAACAGATTTAGGTTTCAAATACGAAATCGAAGATTAAAAATAAAGTCGAAAAAGACTATAAAAAAACGGAGGAACAAAAATGGCAAATGAAAGAATGAACAAAGTTTACGTTATTGGTACTTTAATTCAAATTAAAGATACTAGAGAAGGTGTTAAAACGGTAGATGGGAAAGACATTCCATGGTTAGCAGGAACAGCAGTTGTACATACTGAAACAGATGATTTTGAATTCAAATATTATTCAAGTTCAAAAACTGCTGCAGGTAAAGACAATAGTCGTTACGCAAATTACCAAACTCTTGAAAAAAGAATTGACGATAGAGTTAAAATTAGTGGTGAATTAAGTGGTAGAGTATGGTATAACGAAGGGCAAGCACAAATTATTAACTTTAATGAATTAAGTGCAGGTTTCTTTAATACACCTAAACCTACGGAAGAAGATGTGGCAACATTCGAATATTCAGGATTTGTTGTAAAAACTATTCACGAAAGAATGGACAAAGAGGGCGAAGAATTATTAGCTTATGAAATGGAAATTGGACAAGCAAATTATCAAGGTGATAATATGCAAATCGTTAAGTTCACTATTGATAAAGGAAACATGAACATTTTTAATGCAATCTCAGGAGCTTATTTTAAAGGCTCAACTGTACAAGTAAGTGGAGCAATTCACTATGTTATTGTAGAGGAAGAAAAAGTTGAAACAGTTATGTTCGGTGACCCAATTGTTAAGAAATTCTCAAATACTCGTAAATCATTTGAAATCACTGGTGGGAAAGCTCCTATTACTGACGAAGGTGTAGCTTACACAGAAATGGGAATTGGGAAACTTGAAGCGTCTTACAACGCTTATGTATTAGGAGTAGAAAAGAAAGCAAAAGATAAAACTACTGCTACTGTATCTGAACCAAAGAAACAAGGAAACCAAGGCTTACTATAATAGACTAAAGGGGTTTTCGGACCCCTTTTTTTACATGAAACTAAAATAAAAAGAAGGTGAAAAAATGGCAGATATTACAAAAATAGAAGGAAACGTGGTGACAAAGACAATGCAAGATAAAATCTTATTATACTATGGGCCACCTGGAACATGGAAGACTACAACTGCAGTTGGAGATATAGCGACTACATTGTTAGGTGCTTTTGAAATTGGTTATAAATTTATTCCTGGAGTTAAAGCTGCGAATTTGACAAGTTGGGCTGGACTAAAAGATATAGTTCGTCAATTAAGTACAGTAGAAGCTAAGGCTATGTATAAAACTTTTGTTATAGACACAATTGGACTAGCATATAAAGCTTGTATTAGTTTTATTTGTGCAAGAGAAGGTGTAGTTAGTATCGGTAAGATTCCTTATGGACAAGGATACTCTATGGCTAAAGATGAATTTGAAAAACTAATTCATAAGATTCCTCAAATGGGTTATGGTTTAGTTATGATAGCGCATTCAAATGAATTAAATGATGAAGAAAACGGTGTATCAGTTAAAGTAGATATAGACAAAAGACCATCAAGTGTTATTAAAGGTATGGCTGACTTTATTCTTTATGCTCGTAAAGAGAAAAGAGAAGAGGCTGAATCAGATGATGATATGGCAGTTTATGGTTATTCTCAAACAGTAAATCCAAATATAGAAGTAAAATCTCGTGCGAGATTCTTTCCTAAGAAGGTATTATTTACTCATGAGGCTATTACTGCAGCATTAATAAAAGCTGTTGAAGACCAAGATGTATTCTTCGGAGTTACATCAAGTAACGAAGCAAACTTTGGAATCTATGAAGATACTGAAATAGACTTAAAAGCATTGAAAGAAGAAGTAACAGCGCTTGCGCAAGACTTATTAAAAGAAGCTCAGACGGAAGACAAAGTTAGAAAAATAATTAGTACAAACTTAGATGTGAGAGTTAGTGTAACAACTAAAATGCATATTCCTAAACTATACTTAATAAGAGACCAACTAGTAGAACTTAAAAAAGGAAGCGAATAAAAAATGGAAAAGAAAGAGTTGCGTGAAATAATATGTAGCACTCTTAATATCCCTAAAGTTACGCAAACAATGGAGAATCAAATAACAAGATTCATAACCGAGCAAGGGCTATCTTATAAACAGATTGCCCGAGGGCTCGTGTTTTTCATTGATGTGGAACATGGGAAGTATGAAACGAAATACGGATTAGGTATTATCCCAAACCTCGTAGAAAGAGCTGATATATATTATAACGCTATGAAAAGAAGAATAGAAAAGCAAAAAGAAAGTGTAGAGAACGCAAAAAAATACCCCAATATTATATTAGAAGTAGGACAAATAAAACCAAAAAGAAAATTGCCACAGATAGACATTACTAAAATAGAAGTAGATTAGAACGGAGGAGATTACATGAATAAAAAGCTATACGACTCTAACTCTACGATGTACGTGCTTGGCGCACTTCTAAGACAACCAACACTTATTCATGATAACAAATACATATTAACAGAGAGCGATTTTGATGGTTTACACAAAATCATTTTTGGTGTAATATATAACTTATCGGTAGAAGGGCTTGTAAAGATAAAGCCTGCAGATGTAGATTTATACTTAAAACAATATACAGCACAATATCAAGCATTTATGAAAGACAGTGGACTTGATTATTTACAAAATATTTATGGGATAGTAGACGCAACATTCGAGCAATCACAATTTGATTACTACTACGAACGTGTAAAGAAATTTACAATCCTTAGAGACCTTGACAGTAACGGTCTTGACATAACAGGATTCTATAACCCAGAGGCAGACTTCACTAAAATGGACGCTGAAAATAAGAAATTAAACGATATAGCTATTGGTGATATATTCGATAGAGTACGTCAAAAAGTAGCAATCATAGAAGATAAAAACATTAGTAAATCAAACCTTAAAGCAATCACTGCTGAATTTGGTTTGACACAATTAGTAGCAGATTTAAAAAAGAATCCTGAAGTAGGATTTCCACTTGATGGAGAAATATTAAACTTCGCAGCAAGAGGTGCAAGACTTGGGAAGTTCTATCTATTCTCAGCACCTACTGGCCATGGGAAAGCATTGCCCAATTCAACTTTAATTCCTACATTTTATAACGGAGAAAAGTTAGTTAGTGAAATTAAAAAAGGAGATTACTTAATAGATAGATTAGGAAAACCGACTGAAGTATTAGAAGTTTTTCCTCAAGGTGTTATGGATAACTATCGAATAACTTTTAAAGATGGAAGGGAAGCTTTATGTAATGATGAACATATATGGAGTGTTTGGAACTATAGAAAAAATGGATTTACAGATTATACGTTAAAAGAGTTAATTAAAAAAATAGATAAAAAAGGCTATAAGGACAATGATGGAGGCTTCAGATATGCGGTTCCATTAAATAGTCCTATAGATTTTGGAGAAAGAAAATTTAAAATTGAGCCCTATACACTAGGAGCTTTATTAGGCGACGGAAGTTTTAGAAGCCAAGAAAAAAATGATACTTTATATATATCAAGCGACACTGATGAAATTCCAAGAGAGATTGCCAAATTAAACAACTGGGAACATTATAAAACTAAAAGTAACAACTATAGTCATTATTTTAAAAAAGACAATAAAAATATTCACATCTATGAATTTTTAGAGTCATATCCAGATTTAATAAATGCTTATTCAGAAAACAAGTACATACCAGAAGAGTTTTTTAGAGGAAGCGTAGAGCAAAGATTTTCTTTATTGCAGGGCCTTTTAGATACTGATGGTGGTATTAGACCAATAAAAGGTCAAATAAAATTCGATACTATAAGTATTACTTTAGCTCAAGATATTATAAAGCTAGTCCGCAGTCTTGGAATGATTGCAACTTTAAAGAGAGACAAACGACCTGAAAAATATAAAAAAACTGGAGTTTGCTATGTAATATATATTCAAACAAACCAAAAATCGCGAAGTTTTAGATTACAGAGAAAAAGAGATATTGGTTTAGAGTGGGAGAATTCAACCAGAAGAAAGACTCATTATAACGCGAATCCAATTATTAATATCACAAAATTAAACAAACAGGAAGAAATGACTTGTTATTTGGTAGATAACGAAGAGCATTTATTTTTAATGAATGACTATATCGTTACTCATAATACTAGGTTCTTAGTAGGTAATGCATGCTCACTTTCTCTTCCATTTATAGATGATGGTAAGATAGTAGTAAAAGAAAACCTATGCCCTGTGTTGTTTGTAGCAACCGAAATGGAACCAGACGAAATACAAACTTTGATTCTAGCATATGTTAGTGGAGTAGATGAAGATAGACTTTTAACTAATACTTGTACAGATGAAGACGATAGATTAATTGCAGTTGCAATAAAAATTATCGAACAATATAAAGATAACTTCAAAATAGAAAAAATTAGCGACCCTAGTATCTCAGGGTTACGTTCAAAATTAACTAAATACATACTAAACGATAAATATTACCACATATTTTATGATTACATATTCACATCTCCTGCATTAAACTTAGAGTTTGCAAGAACTGGGCTTAGAGAAGATGTTGTATTAATGATGTTATCAAATACATTAAAAGAAATGGCATCAGATTACAATGTATTCATATTTAGTGGTACACAAGTAAGTCGTGGTTGGGAGAAAGCACAATTTAGAAATGAAAACTTCCTAGCAGGTGCGAAAGCAGTTGGAGATAAGATTGACTTTGGAATGATAGCAACTAAACTATTTCCAGACGACCTTGAAAAAATTATCCCCGTGTTAGAAGCAGATGGTATATTTGAAGTACCAAACTTAGTTATGGATATTTATAAAAATCGTCGTGGACGTATAACAAATGCTAAACTGTATCGTGTATTTGATTATGGTACTTGTCGTTCGAAAGACTTAATGCTTACTGACACAAACTTTAACAAGTGGCAAATGGGATTAGGTAGAATAGAATACAAGCAAGACTTATTAGATTTAACGGTAGAGAGTACTAAGGTTGGTGACAAAAATGAGTAGAATAAAAGACCTAAGAATGAAACTAACACCCGAAGACATAAGAAATACACTAACAAGACTAGGTATCGAGCCACATGAAGAAAACGATAATGAAATAATTTATCCGACTGTATGTCATAATGAAACAGGCGGAAGCCCTAAGTTATATTACTGGAAGAATGAAAAAATATTTAAGTGTTTCACACAATGTCCTGAGATGTTTGATATATTTGAATTACTGAAAAAAATTAAAAAACTACGAGGTCAGGATATAACCCTACCTCAAGCTATTGCAATGACCGGTGTCGAAGATAACAGTAATGTTGACCAAGAAATATTAGATGACCTTGCATATTTACGTAAACTAAGTAAAGCAAATGAACTAGTAGACCACGACGACGATGTAAAATTAGAAATATTAAATAAAAATATTTTAAACGCATTTGATTATAACAAAGAAAAGATACAAGGTTGGATAGACGAAGGTATTGGAGAAGACGCATTAGAACGCTTCAACATTAAATATGACCCAAACCTAGATGCAATCATCATACCTAACTTAGACCATGAGGGGAACCTAATCGGGATAAGAGGACGATTTCTAGCCGCAAATGCTAAAGCAAAATATATGCCTATAAGATTCAATGGTAAAATACTTTCTCATCCTACTGGAAAATTCCTTTACGGATTCTACGAAAACAAAAATGTAATAGCACAGAAACGAATCGCTGTTATATTTGAAGGTGAGAAAAGCGTATTAAAAATGGAAACAATGTACCCCGGAAATAATGTAGCTTTATCTACTTCTGGTAAGAAAATAACATTAGACCAATTAAATGCGTTACTTAAAATGAATATCAATGAAGTAGTATTAGCATACGATAAAGAATACCAATCACCAGACGAACGAAAAGCAAAGATTGTTGAATATGATAAAATCATCTCAGTTTTAAAACCATACTTTGAAGTAAGTATGCTCATAGATTTTAGCAATCATATCCCATATAAAGAATCACCGATAGATGCGGGAAAAGATGTATTTGAAGACTTAATGAGAAATAGAGTGAAGAGGTAAAAACATGGAAATTAAAAACAAGCTAATGTTAGAAATTAAAAGATTAAAAGAAGATATAACTATAAGCCACGTCAAACAATTGATGCCATATATTAATGGTAAAGAGTTTGTTGGAGATGCGAGGAAACATTTATTAGAACATATAAATCTTATCGAACTTTTAGCAGAGGACTTAGAGGTGCAAGATGATAAAATACAAACTTAAAAAAGATTCAATTAAACCCTTTTCTTTCAGCTACTTGAAGGATTACTTAGAGGCTTTAGGAATAAAAGAAACAAATAGTTTTATAAAACAACCAAGATTAGAAGACCAAGAAAATTGGGCACATTTAGATAACATGTTCGATGCAGTAAAATCATTACATAAGGGTTTTGAAGAAGATAAACAATTCTTCTTACAAGTCGACAGTGATGCCGATGGGTACACCAGTGGGGCAATATTCTACGCATTCTTTAAAAGACTATATCCTAATGCTAAGATTGAATTCAGAGTTCATGATGCAAAAGAACATGGTGTTGTATTAAACACAATACCAATAACAGCTGACTATGTTATTATTCCAGATGCTGGAAGTAATCAATTTGATATACAAGAAGCCCTTTCAAATCAAGGACGACATGTAGTAATCCTTGACCACCATATAGTCGAGAATGCACCTACTTTTCCAAATGTAGTTGTAGTTAACAATCAAGCATCACCCCACTTCGAAAATAAATTCTTGAGTGGAGCTGGTGTAGTTTACAAAACTATTCAAGCATACAGCGAACTTTATGGTTTCGAAATGGAAGACGATTCAATGTACGAAGATTATGCTGACCTAGCTGCACTTGGAATTGTAGCAGACATGATGGACTCACGTAATCTAGATAACAATTATCTTATATATAAAGGTTTACATAATATAAAAAATCCTATGTTGAAAGCTATACTTGAAAAGCAAGAGTTCAGCGTTAGTAGTGTTGACAATCCTACTAAAATTGATATGGCATTTTATGTTGCACCTCTTATAAATGCCGTTGTCCGTTATGGAACAACAGAAGAAAAAGAATTATTATTTGAAGGAATGATTACCTATAATGCAACTAAAATTATGGAGTCAACTTATCAAGGGGCTATAAGAAAGGAGAATTATTACGATTATATTGCAAGAACAAGTAGTAATGTTCGTGGTAAACAAAATAGAGATAAATTAAAATGTATGAATTTTTTAAAGAAACGAATAGATGATAATCATTTAGCGGACCACCAACTACTTATAGTCACGGTTTCTAATACTGATGAAGTTAAGATACCTAAAACAATTACTGGATTAGTTGCTATGGAGTTATTGAAATATTATAATAGACCAACACTTGTATTAAGACCAAGAGTTGTTAAGGAAGAACATGATTGTAAATATAGTGCATTCGCAGGTAGTGGACGTGGTAAGGCAAATGGTAAATTTACAAGTTTATTCGGTATGTTAAGAGCAAGTGGACTATGTGATTATGTTGAAGGACATGATATGGCTCATGGAGTTCAATTTCCACAATACAACTTAGAACCTATACTTGAGTTCGCAGACGAATATTTAAAAGATGTAGACTTTAGTCTTACTGAAGTTGAAGTGGATTATGCGTTCGCAACTTCAAATATAAATAGAGATATGATAGTGGAGTTTGCAGAAGTTACACATATATATGGAAACAAAATACCACAACCTAAGTTCGCATTTGAGTTGAATGTTTCAAAAGACTCAATAAGAATCATGGGTAAGAAAAATAATGCAGTAAAATTCACAGTTGGAGGCGTTGACTTCTTAAAGTTTAATGCGGGAAAATTAGTAGAGTTTATAAACAGTTCAAGTGCAAACATAATTCAATTCACAGTCATAGGACGTGCTCAAATAAATGAGTGGATGGGACGCAAGACACCTCAAATTATGATAGATGAAATGGAATATACAGCAAAAGAACTAGAAAATTTATTTTAAGAGGTGCGTAATGTTAGAAGATATAACAAATAAATATGGAATTAAGATTAAAAACTCTGATGGCAGTTTACGAAATGTAGTAGATGTCTTAGAGGATATGTATATAAGATTAGGTAGGTCCGAAATGATATACATGTTCTTCGAAATGTCAGAAGAAGAAACGCACGCAGATATCTTTGATAATGCGCGTGGAAGAAAATACCAAGGAGTGAAATAAATGAATGTAAATATACAAGAATTAATGGAGATACAGAGAGATGTTAATAAAAAAGTAATGGAGAAATTAGACGCTCCTATTACTGGAGACCAATTTATACTTGCATTTAATGTAGAGCTATTTGAATACTTTAATGCGATTGGAACTTGGAAGTGGTGGAAGCATGGTCATATAGTTGATCGAGAAAAAGTATTAGATGAATTGGCAGATTGTTTTGCTTTCTTCTTATCTGCAATAGATGTTGAAAGTGAAATAGCTAAAGAAAA